ACTTGCAAGGAGCGGTTAGAAAACAACCCCGTAATCGCATTCACTTGATCCGTGTCAAGCGTCGCAGCAATCCCTTCATCATCACGGGCTTTGCCCTGATTGAAATCAAAGAAGAAATTAACCTTTGAACCCCAGATAGTCGAGGGTCTAAAGGTCGTGCCACCTAACCACAATCGACCTTCATGAAACACCGCCGTCCGTGGCCATCCCCGTGTTGCTGACCACGCATCCTCTTTCCTGGAGACACCAGGGGTAACAATCGTGGTTAATCCTTCAAAGGACGCACTTTTTGTGAATATCGGGGTAAACGTGGCCAAATCCCAATCATCCGCACTGTCACCACTGAAGGTTATATCGTACTCAGACGACGCTGTATTAGACACGGTGACCGACCCTGCACCACCAGTATTGACCAGCGCGATTAACGCGTCACTGATCGTCTGCTCGTTCGTAGTAGCCCCATTGGCGGTATCACCGGCATACACCAACTCATCGGTTAAAATACCTTCTAACGCGATCTTATAGCGGTCCCCTTCGTTCTGATTGGTGAAGTTAATGTGCTGGACTTGACTGGTTGGGGTGGGACTGGACGCATCGTTAAAATCAAACTGGGGGATGTTTTGTAACGCCACCGCGCCAATGGTCCACAATACGTCCGACGTTCTGGAGATTTCTTGTGGAGCCACATCACTGTGAAACAATAAGGCGGTATCCGCACTTTGTATAAAATCAATCTCTTTGACCTGCGCCAAGGTATACGGCGTGACAAAGGTGACCTGTGATACCCCTTCTTTAAAGACTTCACACTGCAGGTTAGTGAACAACAAACAGTAATTCACTTCCGTGGAGAAGGAGAAGTTAAAGATCCGACCGTCAGTGTCTTCGCTGATAAACTCCGTGCCATTGCGTCGCCGTACACCACCTTGAACCAGTGTGACAACGTTCTGGGCAATCTTTGCCCCTGCGTAATAGGCTTGGAGGTCTTTTCGACCGAGTAGGCGCGGGTCTAGCTCACCGCGATTAAAAGAGCTTTGAAAGGACCATAAGCGGCCCATTAAAAACCACCACGCACATCGGTAAAGGGTTGATGAACAATCGGAATTTGTGGGTGTTGCATAGCATCGGCGGCATAGGCTTCACTCAATGCCATCATGTATTTTTGTTCGTACAAGGCATTCTTGTTAGCGTCATCGGTCACCGCTAAAGCGAACTCACTGGCCAGCTTGTAGGTTAACGCCAAGGTGAAATACGCAGGCATTAACGAGGTATCCATCCGGTACACATAATCCAGATCAATGGACTCGGCGTCGGTATAGATGAGGTCTCTAAAGATTTGATACTGGCGAACATCCACCACCCGCTCCACCTTCAAACAATCCGTTGGGATTTGAAAGGCGTACTGATAGCCGTTTAAGGGTGTTTGAGACAATCGATTAAGGGATTGCTTCTTCATGGCAAAGCGCCAGAAGGTGCGTGTTAGTAACGCTTCTAGTAGGGGTTCGTACAGGGTTTTAGCGACCGCTGCACCCGCGCCAGGGTCATCAAAGGAGTCAATACTACCAGCGCCGATCATCGCTAATGCGTTGGATGATATGTCTATATCACTGGCCATAAAAACTCCCTTTAGCAAAAAGCCCCACTCCCTTGCGAGAGTGAGGTTGATCAGTCTTGATCAGTCAGTGGAACTTAGGCCAACGTGAGTGTTGAACTTAATGTGGTCACAACATCTGCCGCCGAGATAGCATCAACAAACACCAACGTGAATGTCTCAGTACCGCCATTGGCATCAACTGACCAAATCAAATCACCGACGTTCAGGGAGCCCGCCACATCGTCAAAGTAACCTGAACCCACAACCGTGGCTTTAGCGTCCGCGGTGGTGTATGTCCAGTGGCGTGGCGCATCACTGTTAGCCATGCTCGATAAAGGTAAAAACGTACTTGCTGAAAAAGCCATGATGAGACCTCCTATGCGGTTTCGTCGTAGATTGCGCGGAATACGCCTTGAGGTTCACGAACGACCGCACCGGCTTTATACATGCCGTTAGCGAGCCATGAGGTCTTCTGAGCGACCCAATCAATCGTGGTCTTCATGTCGATCCCAATCGCAATACCCACCGCTTGCTTCTGCCAAGCAAAGGCTTGACGGGCTGCTGCGGCACCGGGTAGTCCACCCTCGGTACGGGTTCCGATCTTCTTGATCTTAAAGCCCATGTACGAGTCGAGATCACCATTGACCAACGCTTTAACCGTGTTGAAGTCTGACGACGTACCCGCGGTCTCTTCTAGTAGGTTTTGTAACGCTAGGGCACGAACCACATAGAAACGGTCTTCCGACTGTGACTCTATATCGTCCAGGTGAGCCGCTGCGGACCGTAGCAACGCTAACGTGAAGTTAGTAGCAACGGTTTCACTGCGACCGGTATCGGCATTGCCATCATTGGTGGTGGCATAGGTAATTCCTGCCAGTACATCGATGATGATTTGATCTTCACGACGACCAATGGCTTTAGCAATGGTTTGTGCGAGTTCTGATTTCTCATCAAAATTCACCTCAGCCTGATCAAAAATGTCCGTGTATTCCGGTGCATTCCAGTTGTTCAGGTTAGCGGTTTGACGAGCGTGGGAGATGTCCATGGGTGTGACATCGGCTTGGGTAGCTTTTTGATTCGCCAGCCCTTTACCCATACGAGTGAATTTGTACGCTTCACCGACCACACCTGTGCGGACTGTGACGCAATCGCGTAACGTTTTCATTCCTTGATATTCGTGCTTAACCTCGGAATCAAATTCCGTGACAGCAGCGTTAGAGAGATTCTTTGACATGAGAGTCACCTTTCGTTTTAAACAAGTTCAGCGTTTGCGCTTGTCCAAATGGGGCGCTATTACTGTGATAAATTAATATCCGTAATACCGGCCCCGAAAGGTTATCGATAGGATGGTCCTATTATATCATAAATTGCAATAGTTAAAAACTATATTGCTTCAGCAAATTCATAGGTGACACCAACGTTGACCGCCCCTCCTGTCTCACGGTGCATGGTCATGATGAAGATGTCACCAGGGGTCTGATAGATCTCTGTTCGCCCTTCAAATAACGCCGAGGTTGAATAGCTTTGATCTTGGTCAACTCGACTGCTGAACACTAGCGTTGCTTTCGCGGTATCAAACGTCATCGGGGTGGTGACATTCGGGAAATCGTACTCAATGGCTTCCAAATGCCCGTCCCTAAAATCTACCCAGGCTTGATCATTCAAGGTGATGGCAGTGGCGTCCCGCGTTGACCAAATCCGAAAGACCGCCCGTTGATCCGCATAGGCCGTCCCCAGTAAGGACAAGACATCACGGGTGTTCAATAACGTGCCAATGGTGGTTTTATTCCTCACCGCTAGAATCGGCTGATTGTAGCCACTGATAGCGATAGAACCGGTCTCTGTGGTCGTGCCTAAGGAGCCATAGGTCTTGCCATTGTTCTGGCCACCTTCACTGGACACATCCACACAACCAATTAACAACTGCGCAGCATCGCCCTGATCAATGACTTCAAAGGCCATCGGTAGACTGGGGTTAAACATGGACAACTCATCCAACGTCCCCAGTAAATCAATGGAATAGACCTTCTGTAGATTGATATAGAAGAAATACGACCCTACCCCGCGCCATTGGAACTGAATATCAAAGACGTTCCCCTTCGACAGATCCACACCGGCTGGCACGGGTATAACGTTCTCCGTGTCCGTCGTCACACCGTCCAGGGTGTTACGGCGTACCGCAGTCAACACACCCGCTCGCAGCCGAAAGCCAATACCCGCCTCAGCAGTGAATAGCCCAATGGTTCGCTCTGCCGCCGCATTAGCCACCGGAAAGAACGCCGCTGTTGAGTACAAATGACCCCGATTAGGCTCATACCTGGGGTGTCTGAAGGTTCTTAACTGCCGCTTGGCATTCTCAGCCCCACTGGCTAACACGAGCTTACCATTGACACTGGTGGCACTGACAAACGCACTCTGCTCCACGTCATCAATCATTTCATACCACATGTCTGCCGGGACATTGAACGTGAACATACCGTGCAACAATGAGGTATCCATCACCACTTTATGCCTAAACCACGCATCGGTCAGATAGGTTTTCGTCAATGCCGTTTCAGGGGTTGAGCCACTGCTTAACTCCGCTGACGTGGTATCCACTGGAATGGTTAAGATCGAAAAGCCGTCCGTGGTTTGCGCTAATATCACATCCCCCGCTTCT